CAGCTTGGTCACGTTTTCTGAACACATGTCCATCATGGCGAGCCAAAGGGTCTGAACCGCTCTCGGCTCCGTTCCGACAACCATCTCGATCCAAGCGATATGGCCGTCCGGAAAGTTGTTGTTGATGTCTTCTGCCTCCTCGACCGAGTTCAAGAACCTGACGGCACCGACCCCGACGCATTCTCCATTCTCGTTCTGGACGATCCCGAACTGGCGAACCTTGTTAAAGATTCCGATCCAGTTGAGCAACTCCTCATTGTTCCATGTGGAACAAGTGGGCCACTTCTCCTTCAGCAGCTTGGCGGCTGCGATAATGGTCGGGTGCGGGTTCATTGCTGCGGGCGAATGGAATCGACGAATCCGGACAGGATCGTGGATTGCAGGGACAATCGCCCGCTTGCGGTCACAACCTTGAATTGCAGGGTGTTCCAGCGCCCTTGGCTGATGAGGTTGTAGGCTTTGAGGAACTTCTGGGAGTTGGTGATCGAAAGAGCCGAATCTAGAGCGGAGAATGTCCCGCTCATGTTCTTGGCCAGCGAGATCGCGGCGGTCGTGTTCGAGGTCGTGTACGGGTTGTCGAAAGCAAACTGGATGCTGTAGCCGATCTTTTCCGGAATCGGCTCGTTGAAATTGTATGCCTTTGTGATGACCGTGGACGAGTAGCCGGATCCGCCATCGAGATAAACCGATGATGCGAATGGATCGGTACGGGTTCCTGGGAAGTAGTCGTTGAAGGACCAGACTTGGCCCGCGCCCGCAGCGACCGAGACAATGTCTCCAGCGAACATGAGGATCGGTCCAAGATTCGAGAACGAGGTGGGGATGAAATCGTTTACAATCCAGTTGTCCCAGTAGCCAAGCCAAGAGCGGGCCAGCGTATGGTAGACAAGGATCGCGTTGTTCTGGTTGAGGGCACCTTCGAGTGCGATCTCGACGGAGTTTTCGGTGAGCAACGCAGACTCGGTTTCTGTTCCGAGAATGAATGGATCATCGCTCAGGAACGGAACCGCCAGCAGATATCTGTTGTTCCAGAATACGCCATCGCAAAGGTCCAGTTTGGTCTTGTTGATATTGCTGATGAGATCGTTGATGGGGCTGGAGAGTGCGAGCCCGATGCTGGTCTGAGTACCTGCTTGGATCTGTTGGAGGGAGCGGACACCGTCGCGGGCGAGGAAGAAGACATCAGGTCCGACAGCGGCGATGGACCGATGCGAGGAGCATCCGATGTTGCCGCTGATAAGAATCACGGACCAGTCTGCTGGATCTTGGGTTGGGTCGGCATCGACGGCCCAGATGGAGCGTTCCTTGAAGACGACGAGGCGATATCCGAACCAAGAATAGAGCCCCTTGATGGGATCTCCATCGCCCCCAATCCTGACCGAGCCAAGAGGATCCCACGATTCTCCGTCGAGGATGTCCGAGAAGTAGAGGGTGTCAGGCGGATTTGCTGTATCGCCCGAAGCACACCATAGCCTGTTGGTGTGGCTGACGAGATAGAGCGGTTTGGACGGGGGTGTAAGCGAGACGTATGCGACTGCGTGGGAACCGCCAGCAGGGCTGATTGTCACCGCAGGGGCGGTTGTATAACCGCTGCCCGGGTTGATGATGTTGATGGCAACAAGTTGTCCTTCGGATACAATGGCTTCTGCTGTTGCGGTCGTTCCGCTTGGGGGAGCGGGAAGGGTGATGGTTGGGACGGTCGAAAGGTTGTTGCCTTGATTGATGACATCAATGCGACTGATTTTTCCGGCCGCGACCGCTGCATAGGCGTTGGCACTCGACACATAGGCGAGTACCCCGACTCCATCCGAGTAGAACAGCTTGTCGTTGAGCTGCGCGAAATAGACGTAGGTGGACGAGGATGAGATCGATGCCCCTGAGATCAGAGCGTAGGAAGCAGTTGGAGACCCGTAGTAGAGGCTTTTGGTTACGGTATCGTTAACCGCGATGACAAGCCGTTCGGATGCTGCCGTATCGAAATAGAAACCGGAGAATACCGTAGCGTTGGTCGGAAGATTGGATCCGTAGAAAGAGGAGACCGTTTCCCAATTTTGTACGATGTTTTCCCAATTATCAATGGCTGGATTGCCTGAGAGGGATGAACTACCGACTCTGGTGACGATGTTTCCAAAATCGTCATAGTCCATATTGATGGCCGACTCCATGCTGGTTGCAGGGATGGCATCTGGACGGGTGGCAGAAATGACGCCGGTAGAGAACCCGGTGCTTCCATCCAGAAGCATCTGGTCATCGAGTGCGTCTGAGGACTGGAAGGGCATCAGAGAATGTCTTGGAAGGTGTAGTCGTAGAGACTGTCAGGGATGATGCGACTGATCTGCTGCTGTTGACCGCGCTCCATGTCCTTCATAATGGAGACCTGAGCGGCACCTTCTTGGAACTTGGCTTGGGCTTTGCCGTATTGCCGGGAGTATTCGAGGAGATCGCCTTCGGTGTAGGCCATGAGGGCGTTCTCGACACCACGCAGTTCAAAGTCGCTGTTGTTGGAGATGGCGGTTGCCTCACCGAACTGGCGCATCTGGGACTGCTTCTTGCCCAAGATGAAGAGTGTGCCGTCGGTGTTGGGTGTGGGTACGAGCTTGATGCGCGGGACACCGGCTTCGCCGTAGGAGGCTCCGATGATGCGTACCCAGTTGACGAAGTTGTTGGGCGTGGACTTGCGGGAGTCCACGTTGTTCCAGGTGTTGGGATCTAGTTGAAAGAACGAGACCCATTCTGCGGCTGCAATCTCGATGCCGTCAGTTTCTCCGGTAATGGTGAATCGGATGGCGACTGGGAAGTCGAGGAACATGTTGTAGCCCGACCCAGAGTTGTAGGTGGCGCTGACGGTCTGGTCGAGGGTGACGAGTTCCGTACCGTTGGTGACGGAAGTGGAAATGACCCCGAGAGTATCGTTCCAGAGGCAGGAGTCCCAGATCATCGAGTAGCGACGGATGCAGAACTTGTTGGCCAACGCAATGGTGGCCGCATCCGTGAACGAGAGCTTGTCACAGGCGGCCTGCGCTACATCGGAAGGTTTCATGCCAAGAACTCTTGAATGGTCATCGTGGAAGATGTCCTAGCTCCCTCGTAATTACTTATACCGAAAAAAACATCGTTTATGCATCTATTCAAATGAATAGTTGTAAAAAGTGAGCTTTCTCCAGCAGAAAACACATTGATTTTGTAGGTGTTTAATCCAGCGACAGGGCTTGTATCGTAGAATTGAATGATTACGTTACTTACAGTATAATCGCTTGAAACTGCGGGGTGAGGAGTTGCAATTCCGTAAAGACTTGTTGTTGCTGAATTGGATCCAATTTCCGTTCCATTTCTTGTAAGTCTAAAAACACCTCTGGTTGGTGAAATTGCAGCAAAGTTCAAAACAATAGTCACCAACAGTTTTGAACTTGACGATCTTGGAGTGATGGAAGTTGTAAGAACTGATATTTCGGTTCCAGGCCCTGTATTGACAGCCGTGTACGATTGAATGCTTTGGTAGATGGTCTGAACGCATTGAGGCGTAATCTGAGCCATCGTTGCGGTTCTGACCTTGTTGGATGCGCTGTTGTCCCTGATGAGCAGGGTATCGTTTGCGAAATCGATTGTGGCTGAGCTGACATTCGGAAGCGTGACGTTGTCGGAGTTGATCGTCAGGGTGTCGGTTCCAGCATCACCAAGAGTGGTGTTTGCGTTGGCGGTCAAATCCCCTGTGGATGTGAGCGTTCCTGCGACCACCGTGTTGCCGGATGCCGATGCGACGGTGAACTTGTTGGTGGCGACTGCGAAATCCCCTGCTGCACCCAAAGTGCCGGCCACCGCCGTATTGCCGGTAGCTGCTGCCACCGTGAGCTTGTTCGTGGCGACTGCGAAGTCTCCGGTGACCCCGAGAGTGGTTCCGACCGTTGCCGCCCCGCTGGTGCTTAGGCTGGATAGGCTTGTAGCACCGGTGACCCCAAGGGTTCCCGCAACGTCGGTATTGCCGCTGGACGCATTGACCGTGAACTTGTTGGTGTTGACCGCGAAGTTGCCGGTGGAGGAGAGGGTGCCTGGGACCGACAAGTTGCCGGTCATGGTCAATCCCGCCAAGGTGGTTGCTCCGGTGACGTTGAGAGCGCCACCTACGGAGGCATTACCGCTGGTGGAAAGCGACGAGAGGGTGGTTGCTCCGGTGACGGCGAGGGTGGACGAGAGGGTTGCTGCTCCTTGTGATTCAAAAGTGCCGTCACTCTTTACGCCGAGAGTCGATACTTGCAATTTCGAGCTGTTTCCAGCGCCGTCACAGATTGTTTTCAGCGTTGAGCTGAAGGGAGTGGTGTCTGCGGTCTTGAGGAGAGAGGTGTAAGTCGAAGAGACCGTGCTGCCTGTGAGTGGAGTTCCCATATCAGAAATGTGTTGTTTGTCTGCCTAACCATTATCTGAGTGGAAGGGCAGACAAAGGCGTGTTGCCCTTTTATATGATCATCTGCTGTGACGATAGGTGATTTTGGATGAGCTGGTTTTCTCGCGCTTGAAACGAGCTTTTTCCGTGGAACTCATTTCACCAACGGTTTTAGGAGTCTTGGAACTGACACGCTTGGACGGACGACATGCCGGATAGCCATCTCGCGTCTCGCCTTTCTGGCGTCCGCACGGCTTGCCGGTTTTCAGATCAATCCACTTCTCAGCGAACCAGCGTCCTAGACCGCCTTTTGGTTTACTTGGCATTGGAGGCTCGGTATTTGCCGCCGCGCCGCTTGTACTCCTGCACTAGCCATCCGTTGGCATAAGCAGACGGGTATACATCGAACTTGGCTTTGGCGGCAGCTTTGACCCTGGAATAGAGAGCCTTGTTGGTGGGTATGTTTTTCATTCTTTTGGGAGAACGTACCACCCGGCGGGCAGCGTCACATTGGACGGCCCGACGAGCTTCTTGTCTCGGTCGAACCCGTAGACGCTGGCCGTCACGGGCTTGGCCAGCATCACCGGATCACCGTGAGGCACCAGGACCACCCGTGTCATCTGGCAGCCCGGGAAGATCGGCAACACGACGAGCCAGATCATCCCGTAGATCCTGCGGAGCTTGGCCGTGCTGCACATCGGTAGGTGGGGTTGCGCGGAAGAAGTCGAGGATGGCGCGGAGGATCTGATAGATCCAGTTCACTCGGGCTTCTTGCGGTTGCTCTTGATGCTCCAGCCGACGCTGGCCAGCGACAAGAGGGCACCGACGATCTCGGTGAGCTGCTCGGTGGAAGCGATGCCCTTGGCGACCAAGAAGCCACCAGCAGCGGTGAGGGCGTGGCGGATGAGGGAGGCGAGGTTGGGGTTCATTTGTTACGGTTTTTCCAGATCTCCAGGACGTTGCGGATGATGACCGTCAGGGCGGCGAGCGAGCCCAGCGTCACGCTGATATTGGCTATCATGGGGTCGGAGACGATGCCGGCCACGAGCAGGCCTCCTGCGGGTCCACCGATCCCGATACTGAGGTCGCGGATGGTATCGTGGAGGTTCATGGCCTACTGGGTTTTCTGAGCGTTGGCGGCGTCGAGGATGATGTCGGCCAGCGGCACGGCGACTTTGGCGTTCTGGTAGCCGCCCGCTTTGATCGCGATGTCGATGAGCTGGAGCAGACTCTGCACCTGCTGCTCGGTGAGTGGGATGTTGATCATGCGACAGGAGCTTCGATCACAGGAGCAGCAGGTTCAACAACAACCGGCTTCGGAGGAGCGGTCAGCGTCGAAGCGTCGATGCCACCAGTCGGCCACGGCAGCGGAGGCGTGATGATCGGAGGATTCTTCTGGTTCTCGATCTGCTGCACCACAGCAGCCTCCGCAGAGTCCTTGTCCACGCCGTTGGTCCAGACCCAGTTCAGCACCTCTGCCTGCGTGAGGTTGGGGTACGGAATGAATGCCGAAGGATCGGGCGGTGTGAACGACACGGTTGCGTAGACGCTGCCGTTGTACTGTCCATCGGTGCCGTTGCAACGCCATGCGGCGGTGACGACGACATCGGTGAGCGAGCCTTCGACGGGACGAACCCAGAGGGTTTCGATGAGCCAAGTGAGATTCATGATGGATTAGGCGAGGGTGATGTTGGCGGTGCGGGTAGTGCCATCGGTTCCACGAACAGAGATGCGGAGGTTCGTGTTGCTGGTCAGGTTGAAGACCATCTGGCTGTTGGCAGACAAAGTCGGAGCCGTGCCTGTGATTTGAGGAATCATGTTTCCAACACTATCAACCTGCCAAAGAGTTCCATTGGCATTTTGAAACGAAAAAGCACCAACGACACTTGTGGAAACAAAATTGAAGAACCCGTTGTCGATTCCACCGTTTGAAGATGTCGTGAAATTGACCTGACGATTTGTTGCTCCAAATTGGGCAACCGTTGTGTTGTCGGTGGCAGTTCTAACCGTTAAACGCCCGACCTGACTCGTCGTCCCCACCAACAAATTCCCACTCTCATCCAGCGTCATCGCCTGAGTGAAGGTGATGGCGTTTCCAGCGGTGCCGCTGGGGGCGGTGTACCAGTAGTGAGCGCCAGCGCCTTGCGCGTACTGAGAAGCAGCCGCTGAAGTCGTGTATTTAAAATTCGTGTTGTAGTAGGCGTTGCCAAGCAAATACAGGTTACCGTTGGCGGTAAGCATTCCGTTGGCCGGAAGCTGAATGTTTCCGTTGCTACTCCACGCACTCGGCGTAACCCCTAGGCCAAGGTTGCCGGAGGAGTCGAGGCGTGCGGCTTCCAAACCACCACTCGAACCACGAACGACAAAAACAAGATCGTTCGTTG